ACACCCACAGGTCAATCCACTTTCTATATTCTCTTTCCAAAGTCCAAACTAATCCATCCAGCACCACTTTTCAGCTTGCCCCACTTTGTAGCACCCTCGCCATCAGACTCCGCCACAATCGTAAAAACACCTATACCGGTATACTTACCGGTCTTATCATAATTCGTACCAGGACCTTTTCTGATATTCAGATTTTTGATACTGACACGCACACGATATGACACCTTGTTCTGTTCTGGCTCAGATGGCTTTGTTGGTGCATACACCACATTACCATTCCAATCAAAAACAGAATAGCCCTCATTCTTATTTGCACATGCCTTCGCATTCTTTAATACTTTATAAGCACCCTTCTGGCTCTTTGCATCTGCCCAACTCTTGCGGACTCTGTACCACTTCTCCGGTTCTGTAGCAGTCTCTTTCACATCATACTGTGTCAAATTCCACTTTTCGATGATGGAACACAACTTCTCCACATAAGTCAGTGAAGTCGCATAACCACCATCTTTGATAAGCTGTACAACCTTCTTGTAATCTTTCATTCCGGCAATACCCTCATATCTCTTTTTACTGCCATTCATGGCCCCAAGAAGATAGGCACTGTGGTCTGCAATAGAATCTTCCACACATGCATACTTACGGAAATCTGCCGTAATGGTTTCATAAGAAGCATCTGCGTTCTGCTCCTTTGTCTGCTTTGTATACACAGATTTTCCATCCCATACTGAACCACTCCATGTGTTAACGGACAAAGTTTTCTTCATACCAAAGCAGTTATTAGCATTCTGAGCAAGCTCACTTTTTCCATATCCACTCTCTAAAATAAACTGAGCCAAAGACACTGATGCCAAAATGCCGCTTTTCTTCTGATCAGCCGTAAATAAGGCTCCTACTTTGGCAATTACCTCCGCATCAGAAAGTAAAGCAAACTCTGTTGCCTGAGTTCCAACTACCAATTCCACCATAGCTGCCTCCACATCTTTACGAAATCCATCCATGGTATATCCCATACCAAGCTGTCTCCAGAGATGTTCTGGGTCTCCATGATTACTTGCAATCCCTCTTTTATGACCTTCTGCATGACTGATAATCACGCCATCTGCCAGAGGATTTAAATCATATTCCTTACAAAGCATAGCGAACAATTCCACAGCCGCTTCATAAGTTCTTTTCGCTACAGACCTTGCCTCTTCTATATCAGAACAAGTAAAAGTAGCACCACCCATATATTTGATACAAGCCGGTTCACACATCTCCACTCCGATATGGGTATTATTAGAAGCACCACCGCCATGCCAACCTCTGTGATTCCACGGAAGCGTCTGATATACAGTTCCATCATTACCATCAATGAATGCATGGACACAGGCTCTGTCATAATCTGCTCTATTCCAGTTATCAATAAAAACGGATGCCCTCGGTTGAGGACACCCTACACTATGGAGCATAAGCCCCTTTACACTAATTTTCTTTCCGGCTGTATAGCACGGATTCTTTGTCAAAATACTCTTAACCAGCTTCATTTCCATCGTCCTCACTTTCTGCTTTCTTGTGAAGTTGTGCCAATACCGCTTTCAGCTTCTCCGGAATAGGAAAACCAAGATGTGCTGCATTCTCCAACAAAGACACACCCTCATTGGACAAATAGAAGAAAATGACCACAGTTCGAAGCACTGCACCGGTACCAATCACTTCTACATCCAAAAGATTGGCAATACCCACAAGCATCAAAATAAGTACCTTTCTACAAATTCCCTTAAATCCCACAGCACTGGATAGCTTCTTGTCAGAAATGGCGCACATCACTCCTGTGATATAATCCGCTACCATAAAAACAACCAGTGCATACAACAGCCCGTCATATCCGCCCAGGAAATAACCAAGCCATCCACCAATCATGGTGAACACCAACTGAATACTGTTCCAAAACTCTTTCATACTGAAAAATCCTCCTTCATTTTTTCTATAGAAAAAGCGACTGCCTTTTACAGCAATCGCCTCATCTCTGATTTATTCATTTACTTCTGACAATGTATAAGTAACCTTCATCGTCTTATCTGCGGTCTTGACCACAGGTGAATCCAAATTATTAATGGTTGCAAGATAATCCGTTCTGATTCCAAATGTTCCATCATAAGTACCATTTGCCATAAAGTATGTCATCGGTACACCTTTTACTGGAACAAACTGCCTTCTTGAAGAATCATACAGATATTTCGATTCTGGATAACTCAGCGTGAATTTCTCTGTATCAATCACATACAGTGCCGCATTTACCGAATAAGAAGTTGCCATGTCATAATACAATCTTTTATTTTTTGCAAAAGTAGGCCATGCCTGCTTGATTGCCACATCAATCTTCTGTACATTTGCTGGATTTCCAATTTCAATTCGATAAACATGATATGGCTCAGAGTAAGGCATCACATAAATAAATCCTCCATAGCACATGGTATTATCTCGGTTATAACACATACGCAATGTCACACCCGTTTTATTCGTCATAGAATACTGCTTCACCGCATAATCGTTTGCTACATCAATCTCTGTGATACTAAATGCTCCATTGTTAGATACATTAGATGACGAAGCCGAAGTAATATATAACTTTTCTGTTTCCTCGTCGTAATTATAGGAAAAATACTGTTGACTAATTGCCGTACTAAATGTAATCGTCTTTTCAAACAACAGTGTTCTAACTGTGGAAGGTGTATCAAATAATGACACGGTATTGATATTTGCACGATACCCTCTGATAGTAATGGATGTGGTACTGTCAATAGAAAAGTAATACACCATGTCCTTCTCCACATCAATCAGAAAAATCCATTTATAATTTGTCCCATAGGTGGTATAAGACAGTGTTCTGTCATAAGCACTGATTCCGGCACTGCTGCTCGCAAGTCTTAATGTTCCACTTCCGATATTCATAAAGAACGGATACGTATCTCTGACAGGTTCCTCAGCACATCCCCTGTTACTGTAACCACCAAGAGCATGCGTGAGAGCCACACAGCCAATCGTTCCATTTGCTTCTGCCGTATCAAAATCATACACATATTTGATGGTACGATTTACAATATCAAATTCTGTTTCTGTTGCATTGAAACTTCCTCTCAATGTCTGGTCAGAAGTATTCTGCTGATTGTAAACCGCACACCCCGTAAGACCTACACTGGTATCTAGAAAAATATTATCTGCATCTTCCGTTACCGCCTTATCCAGCAATAGCAAACCTCCCGTTAATGTGGCATAATAATTCACATATTCAGATCCATACATAGTCGAACCAGTTTTGATATATCCTAACGGATTAAAAATATACTGGAGTGCGTTGGTAATCATGTTTTCCTCTTCGATTACCTCCACCTCTCCAGTATGCACATTGGTTAATTCAATTTTTGTTTTCCCTTTTATCATGCTTCTATACCCTCCTCCACTGTTTCTGCACAATCCGACAATCCAAACAGTGTCACTGTGGATGCCAACTTATATCTGCCAAAAGAATCGCTAAGCACATTTTTCATATCATTACGGAAAGTAATGTCAACCTCTCCCGAAAGTCCTTTCATAGTTACAACGGAATTAGGGAAAGTCAGCACAGAAATCTGCTGTTCCATCACAATCTTTCCATCCCATTCTGTATAACCACTTGCGATACCAGAACCTGCCACTGCTGCTTTACAATTCGCCGGAGCAATTACAAGTTCTCCGCCTTCAATCAGCATATAAACTTCCAATCGTTTTGCACTGTTAGCGCCTAGACTTCCCATTGGAAAAAGTAAGGGCAGAATATTCTCCCCATCCACAACCTTCTGTTTCGGTTGGTAATCTTCCACCCAGGTATCATCCAATTTATAACGGAATGTCACCACCGGACTAATCTTTTCTGTTACAGGAAAATTGACCACTGATTCTGTTGTTTCATACTCTATTTCCGGAATTGTCGTTTCTTCTGTTCCATCCCCAGTTTCTGTTTCTCCTTCTTCTGTAGCAATTTCTTCCTTTGTAATCGCCACTGCTCGGTTGATAATGCTGTCAACTGTCGGAACCTCATGGCTAATGGTATATTCCTTTGCAACCATTTCTTCCTCTGCATTGACCACACAATTAATGTTTCCAATGAATAAAGCACTGGTAGATTCAATGGCAGCAAAAGTAACATCAATAATTCTGATAGCTTCTGTTCCCACAATCAGTTCCGCAGCATTTTCATAGGCACAGATAACAAACTTTCCTGTCTCCACCTGATTCAAAAGTCCAGTAATGTTCTTATCTGCCTTACTCTTTGCAGATGAGAGCAACGGATTCTTTCCCACTCCTTTTAAAGTCTGCTTTCCGTTAATCTTATAAGTCACACTGGTAATACAACTGGTGGAATCATCATCTGCATGCCCACCGGTGAACTTCACCACATCCATTGGCTCCAGTGCCGGATTTCCAATAGTATCCGAATCAAATGGCACATAGTTAATCACAGAAATTGCATTCAGGATATTTGTAATCACCACTTCCCTGGTATTCACAAGACCATACTGCAAAAGTGGATTCACACCAAGATTCATGGTCAACCCATCATCCGGATCTAAACAGTAATACTCTGAAATTCCATCAATTTCATTTGTGGAATACACCGCTGTGTATCTTGTTACAAAATCAGAATAGGAACTGGAGAATCGATGCTTTGCTTCCATCGTTACTACCGGCTCTGTCCCATAGGCTTTTAGTTCCAGCTTACCTTCTCTGTTAATCTGACACACTCTTCCAAGCACCTGCGCCACATAGAAAATCATGTCACGATAGGTTTCGATATTTCCATCCTGATACACACCGAGCAGTTCCGTACCATTTGGCATTGCCTCAATCTCTTCCTGTGTGTGAGCTAGCTCCACCTTACATTTTTCACACGCAAAACTTAAGAAATCATAAGGATATCCACTGGTCATATCAGAAGCAGACTTTTCAAAACGGAGCATATAATCATAACCAACTAATTCAATGGTCTTAATCTGTCGGTTCGCCTCACTGATTTCAAATACTCCCATTGGAATCGTTTCACCAGAACCATTGTCCAGTGTCAAACTGTAATACAATTCCACAATCGCATCTTCTAGCGAATATCTGTCAACATCCAAAAATAAGGTAATCTTCATCTCCGATGCATACACGGCCCCCAACTCAATCTCACTGTTTCCGCAACAAGACCTCGTAATATAACCACTGCCTTTTACAATATCTTTCGATGTAAATTCATACACTGTCCCTTTAGTAGTGGTTATCTTCCCAGACCACTCGTATTTTCTTGTGTTCTCCTGTACCGCTGACAGGAACTCTTCACTAACCGGATACATTCAAACACCGCCCTTCTAAAATTCTTTCAAAGTAAAAGACACCGTCCACAATCCTTTGTAAGAGGTATCCTTCTCCAGTTTTGCTTTAAAACCATCAATATACATCTCCGTGTTCTTAAGCTCAGCTGTTTCTGTATCAAAATAATCCACCGACAACTTATCCTCTTTAGAATAAGCTGTCAGTGCTTTCAACCACTTTGCTGTCACAGCAAAAGAGACAGAGATATTTACAATTCCCTGCCTTACCACATCCCTTTGTGTAGTTCCTGCCTCTGTCTCTCCACTGCTGTCTGCTTCCACCACAGACAATGACACATCATAAGAATCCGGCAGAGGAAGGACAGTTCCGTCAAATTTCAAATATTCAAAAAATGCCATCCTACCTTCCTCCACTTCTTAAATTCATTCTCTGTTGTGCATTCACAATCACTTCATCCAGCATGGTGCCACCAAGATATACCGGAATAACAATATCTCCATTCTGACTATTCATCTGGCTGAGTGCTTCCGTAATCGCAGATGTGATTCCACTAATACTGTCACCTGATGATGGTGCCTTCACACTCATCTCAGAGCCATATCCAACCATTGCCATCTGTGGACTAATAACCATATCTGTCGCAACGCCATCCACAGCTTTTGCCACCATGCTCTTACTCTGCTCAATCCCTTTAGCCAGACCACTCATAAAATCAGGCATCCAGCTTTCATAATCCGTAAGAGGACCTTCATCCGGCACAGAGAAATGCAGAAATGATTTGATGGTTTCCGCCACATTTACAACTGCATCTTTAACCTTACCAATACAACTCTTGATACCATTTACAATTCCATTAATGATGTCTGCGCCCCATGTAAATGCTGATGAAGCCAAATTCTTCACAAAGCTAACCGCATTGTTAAATCCTGTCTTGATGCTATCGACAATTTTCGACACTGTATTTTTAATGCCACTCCACATGGAATTAAATGCCCCAGACACCACCGATTTGATAGTATTCAATACTGTAGTAAATACCGTTTTAATTGTATTCCACACTGTGGTAATCACGGTCTTAATCGCATTCAGTATTGTAGTAATCACAGTTTTGATTGCATTAAATACTGTTGTAATGATGGTCTTATAAATATTGAAATAGGTTGTCACAATCGTACTAATAACCGTCAGCACTGCAGTGAAAATCGTTTTGATTCCTTCCCACAAAGCTGAGAAGAAATTCTTAATCCCATTCCAGATTACCTGAGCGGTACTACTAATTGCTTCCCATGCCGCTGTAAAAAACTCCTTAATAGCATTCCATACAGAAATCGCAACTTCCTTGATATTCTCCCAAAGGTTAATCCAAAACTGCCTAAAATCCTCATTGGTATTCCACAAATAAATAAAAGCCGCTACCAGTGCGGTAATGGTTGCTATAATCAGGAATATTGGATTTGCTAGCATTGTAATATTAAGTGCTGCAAAAGCTGTTTTCACTGCGGTAATCATTCCGGACAACTTTGGAATAATTGTCATAATCGTACCAACTGCAGAAATAATTTTCCCTACAATAATCAGTATCGGACCAGCCACTGCCAGGATTCCACCAATCACCAACACCGCCTGTTGCACCACTGGATTCATGTTGGTAAATGCATCTACCGCCGCTGTAATCTTTTCCACCAATCCTGTAAGAAAAGGAATTACATACTCCGACAACTTGATTGCCAAAGATTCCAATGCACCGCCAAGCTGTTCCACCTTGCTCTGCAAATTATCTTGCATAACCGCTGCTGTTTCCCCAGCAACTCCTGTACAGTTATTCATGGAAGACGAAAGTGCATCATACTCTTCCTGTGTCAGATTCAAAAGCGAAATCAGACCGGACATACCTTCCTTACCTGCAAGTGCTGTTGCGTAATATGCCTGCTGGTCATCGGTCAATCCTGAGAAACTGGTTCTCATCATCGTAATAATTTCATCCAAAGATTTGAATGAACCATCACTATTGGTAATACTGATATTTAATTCTTCCATCGCAGAAGCAACTGTACTGGATGGCTTTGCCATATTTGCAAGTACCGTTCTAAGAGAAGTACCTGCCTGGGAACCCTTTATACCAGCCATAGACATAGCTGACAATGCTGTTGTCACATCTTCTATGGATAATCTCATAGACTGTGCCAAAGGAGCCACATATTTATAGGACTCTCCCAAATCAGACACACCGATAGTTCCGGAGTTAGCCGCCTGCGTCATCAAGTCCGCTACTCTGGCAGAATCTTTCGCAGATAATCCAAATCCTGTAATCGCATCCGCCACGATAGTGGATACCGTACCAAGGCTTTCCCCTGAGGCGGCTGTTGCATCTAGGACACCAGCCATACCTTCAATAATCTGTGTGGTAGACCAGCCTGCTTTCGCCATCTCCGTCATGGCTTCTGCAACTTCTCCAGAAGAAAATGCAGTAGTCGCACCCAAATCAATGGCTGTCTCACGAAGTTTCTCAAAATCTTCTCCAGTTGCGCCCGTAATTGCTTGCACCCCAGACATTGCTTTTTCAAAATCGGTTGCAACCTTTAGTCCTGCAACGCCCACACCGGTAAGTGCTACTGAAACAGGAAGAAGGGATTTCCCGACACCTTCTACTTTGCCTCCTACTTCTTGGAACTTTGTACCTGTAGCAAAAATCTTCTGCAATGCTATCGCAGACTGCTCAGCCTGTTCTTCCAAATTTTCCAATGCCTGTTCTGTCGCAATAATTTCCCTCTGGAGTGCATCATACTGTGACTGGGTAATCGTTCCCTGTTCCAAAGCGGCATTTGCCTGTTCACTGGCACGCTTTAAATCTTCTAACTTTTCTTTTGTTTCCTGAACTTCCTCATTCAACAGCCTCTGCTTCTGGGACAGCAATTCTGTATTGCCTGGATCTAATTTCAGCAGTTTCTCCACATCCCTAAGCTGTGACTGTGTATTACGAATTTCACTATTTACACCCTTTAATGCATCCGTTAATTTCGTGGTATCACCACCAATTTCAACTGTAATACCTTGTATTCTGCTTGCCATCGTATCCTCACCTCCCGTTTAAAGCATAAAAAAAGAAGCATTTCTGCTCCGTCAAAATTTCATTTATTCACAAAAAACTCACAATATCTCTGGTCTTTTGATCTACATCTGTTACATATGGTGGTTTCTCACTGCCCACCCACTTTCCTGTTGTCGTATCTTTAACTCTCCATGACAAGTCATCGTCTTTCGGTCTAGGAAGCCCCAGGTCAATCAGACACTCTTCCAACAACTTCTGCTTCTCTTTCTTTCCACACAAAAACATCAAGTACCTATACTGCTTTCCCTTAAAATGCAGAATGTTGTGTTTCTTCATCTGCTCTACTGTCGGTCTCACTGTAATCCTATTATCCTTTTGACCTTCCGGCACTAAAAACGATTTCATCTGTCTGACATGTATTTTTACACCATCCTTCATATACATCTCGCCGCCAGAATATCCAGCATAGATAAAATTAGATGCCTGATACACGTACCCAACTTTTCCGACCATCCCATCCGCCCAGGTAAACAACACCTTCAATTTTGGAATGTTCTTACGAATCCACTTCACAAGCTGCGACAGCATCTGAGATTCACTATTTCGTGGCATTTCTTCTGTCATGCACATACGTCCTATTTCCAGATAATCTTTCGTATCAAGACTAGGAAATATTCTTTGAATCGTATGCCTTGGTCTTGTTCCCCACCCAAGTGTTACCACACCAACCAGTTCATCTTTTAAAAAGAATCCCAGAAAATATTTGTTTAACTTAGGAAGCGTATTCGAATAGTGATACCTCTGAATCATTTCCAAAGCGGCTTCCTTTGAAATCTCTTTTACATCAAATCTATACATTTCCTCACTTCCTTATTTGGGAATAAAAAAACTCGGATTTCTCCGAGCCAAGAAAATCTCCTCAAAAATTCAGTATCTACTGTATTCTCAAGGAGATTATAAAACTACCTTTTTCTACTTTTTCTTTCCTCTAATATTTTAGAATCTGTATGATCTGCAATCCATTTAATGAATCGATACCCTTTTCCAAATTTAAACTTTGTTACTTCTCCAAACGCAGATAATACTATTTGTATGTATTTTCTTTGAAATCCATCTATCCTTTTCAATTCACTATCAGATATTTTATCAATAGCAGTATAATGAATATTATTTCTTAATCGTCTATTTAATCTATAAATATCTGATTCCCCAAAGCAATTCTTCATCTCTGTTTTTATTTTCTGTGATATTGGTGTATCCAACTCCGAAATAATATCTCCAAATACCTCTACAAGCATTGCCTTAAGCTTCATTAACGAATACGGTATATTTAGACCAAATACCTCCCCTTCAACTTTTAACGCCGGCACAAATTCGTCAAGTAAATTGAATAAAGAAAAATATGAATAATAATACAATATCAAATATTTATCTTGCTCTTGTGGTTCTGGACTTTTGAAAAAAATTGCACTTGCATAGGGATACTTAATTGGACTCATCTGTTTGTCCATTTCCTTAGCATACACCTCACACGCTGCATCAATAATCTCTAAAGCATTATCTGCAACCTGTTTCTCATCTACACTAGATAATAACTCCTTTATCAATTTCTCAGGAAGTCCTGCTAATACATTGAACATTTCCAGTTTTTCTCTCTCAATTCGTTCCAAATCCCAAAGTCCTAAATTTATCGAATACAATTTCCCTTCATCGTTTTTATCGACAGTGAGAATAATATCATAGGCAAAATATTCAAAATCAATTCCCATTTCTTTTCGAATTTCTTCAAGATGCGTTTTCCCTAATATTGCCTTCTTCTTCAAAAAACGCTGTCTAAATTCATTTATCATTTTTTTAGGTTTTTCCGTAGTCTGATTTTCATCTAGTAATTTTGCTGTATATAGTTCATGCAAAAATACAGAATAAAAGAAAACCATAATATATCCATAAATTTCTTGAATAAAAGGATTTTTAATTTTGCTTTGTATATTAAAACATATATACATTGTAAACATGTCTTGTAATACTTCTTTTGCAATTGCCCTATCACTACTGTCTTTCAAATCTTTATTATGCATAGTTTTACCCCTACTATATTCTCCCTCTATGTACAGCTATTTACATTACCTTTTGGTTGACCATACAAAGCAATACAGCTAATCACCACAAATCTTCCTTTGCTAAATATAACAAAAACATCAAAAACCTGCAATTAAAAGAGGTCAAAATCCTCCTGTGTCGCCAAAGTCGCATATTTGCAATCATCATTTCTGCTCTCTGCATACATATCATTGATAAGACCTATCGACAGCAGTTCCAAATCTGCCATTGATAGGCCTAACTGTACACATCTTAACAGGAATAATGGTGTTGTCATCTCACGGTCTGTCGGGCGAAGTTTTTTTTAGCCTCAACATCCGTCTGTACATTCAATCCCCAGAGTTCAATAAGCTGTGGCAACACCTGATAAATGGAGAATGTATTGAATCCATCCAACCATTCTTCCGGAGTATTCGGAATGGATGCATCTGCATGTTTTGCCATAACAAATGCGATATTCTCAAACATTTCCAAAGAGAACATATCCAGATTGGAACTTTCTTCACTACCCTCACCAATGGATTTCTCCAATGCTTTCAGGTCCTTGTAAATATCTCTCTGGAACTTCATGCGGTAAATTCTCGGAATGGCGGCAGATGCCTTGAAAGACACCTGCTTACCATCAATCTCAATCTGTTTAATCATGCTCATTATGCTACACCTCCATCATCAGTTTCTGCCGTAACAGGCATATACACAGATTTATACCAATCGTTGTACACGGTTGTATCTGTGGTATTTCCTGTTTTCGCCTTCACAAGACCACTGGAAAGCGGTGTTGCCTTAATGGTCAATGTTTCTGTCTGTACTTCTCTGGTATCCTCATTGGTTTTACCCTCGATACCCGGTCTGGATGCGGCACAATTATAAAGCACATGTCTGATATGTCTTTGATCACCATCAAATTCAAACAAGAGTGCAAAGGATTCCAATTCCACCTGTGCGTTCTCAATCAGAACACCGTTGTCATCCAACTCTTCCTTTAGAATTTCTGTACGGAAATCCTCTGGAATAAGTGCAAGTTCCAAATCACCTTCATAACCCATGTTGTTATTGATGACATAGTAAGCAACGCCATCCGCATAGAAGTTTTCCGGTTCTCCGTTCGCATCCAGAGAA